CCTCTGAGCAAAAGTATTTAAAGAATCTCCTGATCTATACCAGTGAGCACCCGTTAAAATCAATCCAAAATAACCGGTTCCACCAGACATGTTATAATTTGCATTATCAACAAATTCCGCATCGGTGGATAACAGTATTCCGGTAGTAACGATTGCCGTATTTCTAATCCAACTTCTTACATTTCCAGTTGAAAAAGCATTTATTCGACATTTACCACCACCACCAAAGAATTGGTCTACATTAACAAAATTTAAGTTTTTCCATGAGACATTAGAATTGGCAATTGCCATACCACTTTTCACTCCACTTCCACTTCCTTGAATTGTCAAACCATCCAATACATAAAAACACTTCAAATTTCTGAAAGATAGAGTAAATTGATTAACCAATGTATTTCCTATGATATTGACATTTTCTGGATGTAGAATGTTTCCAATAATATTGATGATGTTCGTTCCTAACGTACCACTTGAAGCATAGTCAGAATTGAAGAAATCTGGAAAATTGATGTTTTCATTGTAGGTTCCATCCCCAAGATACAAATTACAATTTCCTTTATTTAGGGATGCAGCGGCTGTTAATCCTGCCATGAACGTTTTTTTAGGTAACAATTGAGTGCCAGGATTATTATCATTACCAGTGGCATCATCTACATACATGGAAAATCCAGTGAGCTGCTGAGACTCCTGAGCAACAAAATTACATAAAATAGAACTGCCGATATTCATATATCTACATAGTTCTCCATCTATTGCATCTGTTTTTATAAAAATACAACCTTTTTTGTAACCCGACTCTCCCGAGGGAATGGTAGTGCCTTCACACTCCATAACTAAAAAATACTCATCAAAGTCGACGATAGTAACCGCTGTACTATCAGGAGTAGCCAATATACCGCCCCGCATGGTTGCCGGAGCGGTCGTTATCAGCTTTTCGACTTTGACGGGGTATTTTAAGTTACTCATTGAAAATTAAGACTATAAATTATGCAATGGCATTTTTGATTAAATATGCAGCGTTTGCATCTGTAATATTTTGATCATAACTATATCTGACACGAATAAAGTCCGCAATTACAGCATTTTCCCTATATGTGTCAACGACACGAGGAACATCAAACAAAGTGTAGCCAAAAGATGGCTGCATAATGCTTGGAGAATCTGGGGTGTAATGCAACCAAGCATGTTTACCCCATAAATCTGTGATATTAGAGGTTTGTCCTTCAATAGCAAGATCGCCCACTGCTTCACCAACGAATACATTTTTCAAATTGAAAAATTGTTTCAAGAAATTACCCATATCAGTATCGGAAAGCTGACCACCATTTGTGTATTTAACAGCATCCCTAATTTCTGGATGAATTTTAAGAGCTTTGAAAACTGTATAACTCACGCTGAGTGAATTTGGTCTTCGGGCGATTGTTGTACGGATTGCATCAATACCAATGTTAATGTCCTCAAGTGGCTTAGAGGTAGCAGCATTATTCCACTGATCTCCACCTGCAAGAGTAACATTATTTGTCAAAATTCCGGTATTTGCCATTGCATTGGCAAGAGCATATTCTTGATTTTGCCAAAGATTGTCCATTACAACTTTGACCGCATCACGTTTTGCGTCGTACGGATCATCTTGATTGTTCATGAATTCATCAGGAACCTTTTTTTCCAAAGCATGTTCTTGACAAACATATTGTCCTTGAGAAACGCTATAATCCACTGATTGCGCTCTATCTCCTGGATTTCTTGTTGTCTGTCCAGCATAAACACGGAGATTTTCCTTTCCATATTTTGCAACTTTACCTGTTTTTTCTTTAACTTTAAGAGGCGGCATAATGAGCTCGCCAATATAACTTGGATTACTATAAAACAATGAGAATTGACTCAAAATTTTATCGACTTTCGTCTGACCAAGTTGTGGGCCGAATACTGTCATATTTTTGATTGTTAGAATTTAAAACTATGCGCTTAATGTTCCACCTCCAAGTAGGACGACCGTCAAATCTCCGTTTGAAGAATTTTGAACAGCTTTTGAACCATATTTGTCTTTGTTGGCTGTTGCAGCCACACCTTTACCGTTTGCGTCAGATTTTATAAATTGATCCTGTGTAATATCTCCCGCGGTATAAAGCTTTGAATAACCAATTGATCGGACTACACCGACGACTGGAGCACCCGTTGCACCTTTTGGAGCATTTTGGAGGATGCCTATTGATTGATCCCCTGCACCTGCAAGCACTAAATAATTACTTGCATCTTTCTTGACATAGAGATATTGACCAGCGGATAGATCACTTGCAACCAAGTGTTCTATATCTTGACCGATAATCTCTTTTGGCATTGTGATTTCATTTGTTGAAGCCATCTGAAAATTTTGTTAAAAGTTAATAATTACTCTCCTTTCTCTAGCTTTTGCATTGCCATTTTTTGAGCTTCGGAAATATTCTTTGCCTTGCCATCTTTAAGCAATGTTTCTGCTAAACTAACGACATTTTCCTCGCTTAATTTGACTTTTGAGACTTTTACGCCGAGGCCACCTCTTATGGATAGATCTACAGATTTAACAAGAGACATGAGTTCAAAAAACTCTTCTCTCTTGTCTTCACTTAGACCTACTAAGAAGTTGGTCACTTCTACGAGCGTTTCTTCATCCGCAACAAAGCCAATTTCACGATCGTCTGATAAAACTAATTCGTCCTCAATTCTCTCTTGCAATTCTTGACGAGCAATTTTTTCTTCAAGCTCAATTCGTTTTTGCTTTTCGGCCTGAAATTCAGCAAGAGAAACATATGATTTCTTTTCAGAAAGTTTTTTACTCTTTCCTTTTTCTGTTCCAGAATCTTCTTCCTCTTCCTCTTCCTCTTCTGCTTCATCCGGTTCTTTTCCGTCATCTTTATATTTATCTTTCACTTTTGAGGCCATATCTTCGAGTTTTTTCTTGTCTGCCTCTTCCATTTCCTCGGCATGATCTTTTAAATGTTTTTTCATCATGTCGTTAAATTCGTCAAGATCACCTTTAGTGATTTTTTCTTTGTCCATAAGATCACCAAACTTTTTTGCTAAAACTTTCATATTGTTTTGATTAAGATATATATTTGCTTTTTCTGATAAACTCACTGGGGCCATGCCTTTAACTGCGGGGATATTTGTTAATGCCGCACCGATAAAAACATTGCGCACCTTTTTGCCAGTTTTTGCGTCGGGCCAGCTTGGTGCAAGCTCGGAACTGGTGAATTTGAATTGTTTAGATTCAATTTTTTCACGTCCGAGAGGTGTCCATTCGACCTTAGCCATAAGAGTGTCGCCATCAACATATAAATCCTTGATCCACCCTGCGGCCTCGCCCTCTCGATTATGTCCTATGTTTATTTGTAATTCTGATCCATATACATTGTTTTGGAAATTCTTGACATATTGCTCAAGCATTTCTTTTGTAACAGTAAGATCCCTATCCAAAATCTTACCAATTCGCAAAACTTCGATTATTGAAATGTCGGTATTATTCAAAAAATCAACATATTCAAAAGGCTCTTCATATTCTTGATAGTTTTCTGTTTCCTGATCTTTTAAAATGCGCTGAAATTTAGCAATAAGGGCGGCTTTTTTCTCTGTTGGAAGCCCTTTAACTTGTCCAATTCTTGCTAAAGCGTTCCGAACATGGGCAAGATCGGGAGTGCCGCTGGCATTCTTGTATGGAAGATGCCTCAAAGATCGAGGTGTCGTCTTCCCTTCCTCATCTTTTTTTCCACCATCCTGAATCCACCCAAAAGAGGAATCTGGAAGGTTATTAACTGCTGCCGTGCTCCATTCCGCTTCCTTATTGATCGCCATATAAAGATTTTTATATATTGACGATCAAGTCGTTCTAATTTGAATTTAGCACTAATTAGGATTAGCGCAAGTTATTTTCATGAAAGTATTGCATTTTGATCTCGGGCATTTAATTTCTATCTCAAGATTTCCAAGAGAAATTTGATTTTCAATCATAAAAAGAAGTTTATTGCATGTCGGACAACGAACATCGTTATTCCTGTAATCTTTTTTTGATTTCGGACTCAGCCTCACCTGATAAATCATTCGCAGGAGTTTTTAATTGCTTAAAAGCATTCACGGTCGGGATTCCAGCGACGGTCTCAAGAGAATTTGCGGCTTTTGGATTTAAGCCGATTTTTGGCGGTAATTCTTCGCCAATCATTATGGGAGTCCATAATCCCCGACAATTATAATGAACCTGATCTAGGTTCTGCATAGGGTCATTGGGAGCGACGACATTATTATCTATAGATAAACAAAAATTACATGTTCTGCCATCAAGTAATTCGCTCCTACGATAACCGATAATTTCTATCGAAAATTGTTTAAAAATTGTTCTGCGTCCATTATTTATATTTTCTCCTACAATGTTTCCAGAAATATTGTTAATCATTCGGCTTGCTTTGTCCTGTAGTGTTTGCTGGATGATGGCTAGGACCGTGGCCGTAGATAAATCTTTCACTAAACCTTCATGGGCTTTTTGTTTTGCCGCAGTATTTAATTCGGATACAAAAGCATCTGCCAAGGCATCCGCATTGAGATTCATTAGCTGGATATTCTTCAATGGAGTGGCTGGCACGGATTTTTTCATCTCAAGAGCTGCTCCGATCTTGCCCTGCTCGAATGATTTTTTAATCCAATGAATCAAAATCGGCGCGATGACTGAATAACTTATAAATAAGGACTTTCCGATTGATTTAACGTCATCTGAATCGATCTTATTTTTAATTGCATTAAGTCCTGCGATAATTCCTGTCTTTGTAGCTTTTATCAATTCGTCTTTAAAATCTTTTTCATATTCATTAAAAACTTCATTCAAAAAAATAAAATTAACTTTTTTTTCCTGTGGAGACAGAGCACGCCAGGCATGAAATTTTTTTTCATGTAAAAAATGTTGATCCATCGTAGCCTCTCTCAATTCTTCAAGAAGGATTTGATTTTGCTGCTTATTGCAACGCAAATCCTTCAATGCAACCAAAAGAATATTTTTTGCCGCTGTGGATTTGCTTTTATCCAAAAGCCGACGAATTTTCCCCTCTAGCATTTCTGCTTTTTGGATATTATCAATTGATTTTTCAATTGTTTGCGCCGATTTCATCGACATTTTTTTTGGGTTGAATATTTATTTGACTGACTTGTTGCCTAGCTTCTTCCGCCTCCATCAATTCTTTTTCCTCATCGGTAAATTTTGGAAGATCAAAATTATTATTGATAAATTCTTTCATCTTGAGATTTGGCACAACAAAGCCAGAATCCGTCAAGACCTTGATCCAAGTTGCCATGTCCGCTTTATTGATTTCACCAACATGAGAAATTGAAAGTTTTGGATAAATTTTTCTTTTGCCAAAATTAAGATTAACCAATTTTTTGATTATCTGCGTCGTAAAAGCATCCGCAAAATAATTAACCCTATCTTGTGCATAACTTAGGAAAAATCCATGTGCATCTTGTGCAAGTGCATATGACCCTGTTTCCTTATCCGTTGCCAATCCGAGAAAAGAGGCCAAAATAGAAGCAAGAATCATCTGATCATGATGCTGAATTTGATCTTTTATGTCTTCTCCTGCTGTGCTTCTTCCTTGTGGAGTTAATATTTGAATTGTCCAATCCTTATTTGGCAATACAACATAACTTTGCTCATTGCTACGTAGATTTTTGATAATATCTATCGATTTAGAAATGTCTTGATCTCCCGCACTCCCTGGCATTGTTAATACTGGTGTACCAACGCCATATCGTTCGGCTGAAATTGCCGCAATATTATATAAATTATTTTTAAGATAGAAATGCTTGTAAGCAGATCTTAAAATTGACATTCCGGTAATATCATCCCCCTCCATATCATTAGTGAAAACAACGCATTTATTGATTGGAATTTCAACATAATAATTTTTGACTTCATCGGTCCTGAGAATTTGTACAATTCCTCTTGTGCCATCCATCAATTTCCAACGCAGAATTGAGTGTTGAATACGAGGTGCTAGATCTTTTATAAAGAATTGTCCATTTTTAAATTCCCAGATAATTTCAAATACTGAAACACCAAAATCAAAATATGTCAACGCTTCACGCAAAAATTCCTTCCATCCCCTTTCCATGGAAAAAATATTATCTTTGCAAAATTGACATATTTCCTTATCTTCTGGATCGTCTGAATCAATCGTTATATCATAATTTGCGGATAAAAAGGGTACTTTAATCGCCTTGAGTGCTTGAGAGCATCTACCATCACCACGACGCATCTCCTCGGCAGTATCGACACGGTTTTGCATGTCTTGCCATGCCGAGTCATATTCTTCGTGGAAAAAGCCACCATAGCGGAATGTTCCCGAATCGCCAATAACTATTGGCAAAACATCTTTTGGAACAGGCGGAAATAATGTTTCTGGATTATTTTGGCCAGCGATAGAGACTCCATAACCAGGATTTGCAGCCGCAAAAGGATTTTGTCCTGGTAGTGGATTTTTTGGAATTGCTGTTTGTGGAAATTGTAATTGAGGATTCTGATTAGGCGACGGTGGTGTTTGTGGATCTGCCATATATTTAGAATTTTTTATTTAGAAGTCCTGCGGTAATTGGCCTTTCTCCTATCAATTGTTGGGCAAGTCTCTCTTGAATTTGTGAAAAAGAAACGCCCGACCTATTGGCCCATTCTAGGCAATATATGAGAGCATCAATGTCGTCATCATGTTCAACATCGGGAAAGGCTGTTAATTTTTCTGCAAATGCTCTTTGCGTGGAATGAAGGTGTATTTCTCCCCTTTCGAAAGCGGCTTGGTGCATCTGCAATCTAGCCACCTTGTCTTTTCCCTCTGGCTCCACTGCAATTAGCGGAATATTTCTATTATCATTATTTACATTTGGCAAGTCAATCTTTTTCGCAATCCATTCCAAAAGAATTTGGTATACTGCAACCTGAGTCAATACTTTTTCAACGCCTGCCGTCAAAACGTGTTTATGTCTTTGACAAGTTCGTACAAATAAAGCGGCTTGTTCAATTTGGCTCATTTTTCCTTCAAGTCTTTCAATCAAATATCTATGTCTGTCACCCGACTTGAATCCTACTACACAAAGACCGTAATAATCGGCGGTCTTACTTTCCCCCGCTTGCGGATCGAGCATAATTATTTTCATCAATTCTGATTCATTCTCGATATTCTGATAGAAATTCGGCTCAATCCAATTCATCGGAACGAGGGAAGTTTCTAAATTGATAGGAGTATTCAGGTATTCTTGCGAAAAAGCATATGTGCCAATTTTGTTTTTTATTTCCATTAACTTCTCTATCGAAAACATCTCTGACCAAATCGGCTGGTCGTTCTCAACTGCTTTTCGGAAAATTCCGCCGTGCTGTTTATAGAATTTTAACAATTCACAATTAGGACTTAATACTGTACCAATCATTTTGATTTTTGCCCTGCTCGCATCTTTAGACGGAAAAATTACGTTATATAGCCAATTATGCAATTTTTCTCGCCTATCTGCACTTCGGACCTCTTCATCATCTTCAATATCATCAAGAATAATTTTTGTCGGACGTTGATTTTTAATATTAACACCTCTTCCTTTGGCTGCTCCTCTAGCCACTACGTTCACCATATTTATTGTTTGGAAATGTTTATTTGTCCATTTTCTTCCGAAATTAGATTCTGGAGGAACTAAATTACCGTATATTGACAATAGCAGTTCGTTATTTTCTAATTCGGACTTGATGGATTCAAGGTGAAAACCTGCATCTGCAAGAGTGACTCCAACATATAGAATTACTGGTTCAATTGAATAAACAATATCATGAATAGTGTCTATTTTTTCCCACGTTGATTTTGCGTGTGCGCGTGGAAAAATAATCGCTGAGTCATCTGGTTTTGAAAATTCCTCAAGAAGATCAATATGACAGTCTGGAACCTCTGTTTCTCCTTTGATAATATGCGGAAAGAAGAATTTACCAAAAATGTATAGATATTTTTTATCTTTTAAATAGTTTTTAATCCAGATTTTCTTCTCTTGTAACGGCTGTTTAATCAACTCGTCCAACCATTCTAAATATTTAAGCATTTTTCTTTTTGTGGTCGGCTATTTTTTTATTGATAATCTCTTCAAGATTCAAATCAACCTCACCTGTATGTTCAACTTGTTGTCTTAGATTAAATTCATCCCGCTCCCTCCGCTCAAGCCACCATTTTGAATTTTCAACATCTTTTTCTTCCACGATGGACTTTACAACATTTTGACGTGCTTTTATTGATGGGGTTAAGCGCAAAGATTGCAGTTTCGTTGCGAAATCAGGATGCGCCTTTAGATAACGATGATAGGAATATCTCGAGATTTGTGCGTATGTACAACATTTTTCCACTGGTACGTCAAGCTGTGCGCCTGCTTCTAATTTCGCTCTCACTTCATCCACATTCTTACCATCAAACCATTTTCTTCCTGCTTTTGATTTCTTCTTTTTACCTGACATTATTGATAATAGTTAGTTGGTGAAATGCCGAGCCTATTTCTTACAGCACAAGACTTACTACAGAATATCTGCTTGATCTGCTTATCCGTGTGCAGCTTTGCGTTTCTTTCATACGGTCTGATTTTTGATAATTCAATCTTTTCCATTAAAATTCTTTTGTAAATTTTATTTCAATATCTTTTTCTTGAAGAACGCTTTGTTGTAGATTTTTCATGAATAATTCAAAAATGTCATTTGATACTTTTTTATTCTTTTTGACTGCCTGTAAAAGCGTGGATAGAAGATAAAAAAGAGGTCTCAGTCCAGATAGTCCATCTGGCAAACAATAACTAGCCATGATTGATCTATTTATTCCATTATTTTTTTCTCCAACAAGAATATAATCTTTAAAAAAATATTCTTCTGGCAAAGTCGTTCTATTTAACTGGATTGTTATTTTGTTCATTTGGTGATTTTATGCGATCAAAAATCTCTTTCAGTCCATCTCTACAATCAACCATATCGTCTAATGAAATGAAAATTGTGCGTTGTGCATCCATTTTGACTGGATATAAACCCATGCGATTAGCGATTTGCATTGTCACTTGTCCACATGCGTATTGAGGAATCCTGCCGGAACTGGTTATATGATTGACTCTTTGTGCGAGAGCCATATTAGGCTCAATATATTTGGGCTGTTTCCAGAATGATTCTCGTGAAGGATAGGGAATTGCCCCAGAATAATCCGAAATTTCGTTAATCATTTGTTTTATTTCTTCAAAAGTTATCACCTTCATATTGTTTGATTATGTGTTTGAATTGTGAAATAAAAAATTTTAATTTATCCGGATATATTTTTTCGATAGATTCATGTTTGATTCTTTCCAGTCTTTGATACGCTTCAATTCCTCTTAATTCTATGATTTTATCTTTCATTTTTTGTTGTTCTTTGGCATCGGTAGAATGAACATGAGCCCTGTGATGTTCCACACACAAACAAATACCATTCGATAGGGATAATCCGAGCCTGAGCGGTGAACGTCCTTTTATGTGATGTGCATCAATACCCTTATTGCTGCCACAAATTTCGCATCTATAACCCGCAATTGCTTTTATTGCTCTTGCCCACCATTCAAATGCTTTTTTTGTTAATTCATTTGCCTCTTTGCTCATTCTGTCGTGCATTATTTAATTTTTCTGCAATCAATTCTTTTTCAATCAATCTCCTAGCACGTAAAAAGGAATCAATGAAATTTGCACATTCAATGTGCATTAACGGAGTCGCATTTTTTGATTGATTATCTGCAAAAACGTAAATTATATGCTTTCCGTTAATTTCTGAAATGATATATTCATGCCGAGCGGTGAGATAACTAAAATGATCTCCTTTCATTTCCCAGCCGTTTTTTTGCATATATTCAAGCATGTCTTTGATTGTTCCCGCCAAATCAAGAGCATTTTCTCTCACAAAAGACTCGATTTTGCGATAACGTAAAAATCTATAAATATTTATAGATAAAAGCCCAACCACGAAAGAAATTCCAAATATCATTATTACAATAGAGATCATTTTTAATTTTTAGGTAAATAAAATAATTTTGATTCAGTAATTTTTAAAATTTCACAAACTTTCATGCTATGTTTTGGGCGGATGTCGTGTATATTTCTCACCCATGAACATACAGTGACGGGAGTCACTCCAAGCATTTTTGCAAATATTTTTTGCTGAATTTTTCTCTTATCGAGCCAGTAACGAAGTTTATTTAGTTTTCTCATAATAAAAATATAACTTAAAATTTTAATCAAATCAATAGGAATTGAGGAGGGGGTTCGTTTGGCATCGGGATGTAAATTCCTAAATCGGCCGATGCAAATTGGCGAACTTTACTTAAATAATTTTCAAATTCATAAATGGATAGATGTTTTGTTGACAATATTTTGGGCAACTTTTGGCTCCTGTCACATAAAAAAAGATATTTAAGTCCTTCGTGAACTTCGTCATCTGTATGTCCGGTGTATTGACTAATCATATCAATTACCACCCCCCAATAATAACGATTCTCTTTGTCTGTTCTGTTATTATTATTTTTAGATTCTTTTTCAATATTGATATATAAAATACCAGGATTTCTGCCCAAAAAAGAATTTAATTTGTCTGGATTTGTAAACTGAAATTTTCCGTTTTGGAAATATGCAATAAATTTCATTTGATTATTTTATTTCTGGGAATTCAAATATTATCTTGAGCGTTGTTTTATCTTTCTTAATATTGTGACTTATCCACATTAAACATTTTGAATTAAAGTTGCCATTTAATTCATCTAGGTAATGTGATAATCCTATTTTATTAAAATCCCCTGTCCTTCTTTTTATTTGAGCCAAAAGATTCATAATGGCTAATTCAAGTATCCTCTCGCAGTTTTCCTGTGGTTTTTTCATTTTCATAACTATTTTTGATTAGACGGTAAGGCGTATTTAATTTCCCCGAAATCAATCACTGCGTCTGTATTTATCCACGGATCATAATGGAATGGCTCTACTTCATTAAAAGAACCATCTTTTGTTGCCTGCTCCCATCTACCGGCATCAGCAATCCAAGCAGCCTCTTCCAGTTGAACAAATTTCCCTTTCGCATCTTTAACTCGTCCTGTGTAATACAAAGTAACCGTCCTAATTAAATAGGATTTACCAATCTCAAACGGAGTTTCAGGTACAGGAATATTCAGCTCTACCGATTCAGATTTGCTTTCAGAAATTTTTGACAAGAGTTTCTGGATTTCTTTGATTTCATTTTTCATGGTTATTTAGTTAAGATTTATTGGTTAAAATTTAAATATTCCTGCTCCAGCTCCTGCTCCAGCTCCAGCTCCCGCTCCCGCTCCCGCTCTCGCTCCAGCTCTCGCTCCTGCTCCTGCTCCTGCTCCTGCTCACGCTCCAGCTCCCGCTCCTGCTCCCGCTCCAGCTCCAGCTCTCGCTCCATTCCCATCCAGTCCGTAGTTGTATTGCGTTCATAACTATTTTTAATAAATTTGTGTTTCTGTCCATCGACCATATTGTGGATGGCCATAATAAGGAGAATTGAAAACTATTTGCTCAATATTTGATCGAATAAAAATATTAAGATCATGTGCTTCTCGGAGTTTCTCTAATAGAGATAATAATTCCGCTCTTTTTCCCAAGAGGCAATTTTCACTATATTCAATCATTTTTGATCTTGAAAAATGTGTATATTTGTCCACGACTTCGAGAAAGACTCGTGGCCTCATGCCTGTATTTTCTTCGACTAACCAATGATAGAAACTCATTTGCAATTCATAATCTTTCGGATCAAAAGTTAAAATATTAGCTGTGGTTTTTATATCTCTAATTATGCCATTCTCATAATCATCCATTTCAGCCTTGAGAATAAAGCCTGCTACCTCATGAAAAAATACTTTCTTTTTTGGATTTGGCGCAAAAACGGTTTGATTTTTAAATTCATGATGCATCTGATCAATCAATTTTGACATCGTATTGGTGAGCTGTACTTTTTGGGCCTTTTCGTTGCGTCTAGCAACTGTTTCGTATGTAGATTGATAGTAGTCCTGTCCGTAAGTTAGAAGATCGTCTAATGCCCTTCCAACAATGAAATAGTCTGCTTCCTTCTCTGTCGGATCCGGAATTAAGTCTACATGCTTGAGCTTGTAGGTAAGCTGGCATTTTTCAAAATCTTTTAATTTTGAACTGGTAATAAAATGTTTGTTTTTCTCAACATAACCGAGATTTTGAAATTCGGGAGTTAAGCAGTATTCTTCAAGCTCAGTCCATTTTTTAGATTTTTGACATTTTTCAATAATTTTTTGTAAATTCATAGAGTTTTAATTTAAAGGATATTCTGATTGACAAGCCTCTTTTTCAGCTTCGTTTTGAATTTGCATCTTTTTTTCACAATTATAACAATAACCTAAATTTTTAATCAAGTCAAGGTCTGCTTTTGTGGCAATTTTTTTACACTTTGGACATTCGGATTTTTTTGGCTTCTCTTTTTCGATAACGGTCGGCCACTTAGCTAATTCGGTTTTTTTTGAAATTGCGACTTTTTTGATAATTTCGATGTCGTCTTTCGACAGTCCAACCGTAATGCTAATCATAGTAGTAGCTTCGTTATATTCGGCGATTGTTTTAGCATTTTTCAATTTTAACAAAATTTCATCAACTCGTTTTTGCTTTTCGGTAACATCTACAACATTAGGCTCGGATGAAAAATCCTCCGCCTCTTCCTTCGTATAGGATACTGCGCCAAGAACTTCTGGCACATAGAATCTAACCAGACGACTGATTGCGTGCCATCGGAGCTTATCTTCCGGTGCGAATCCATAGGCTCGACTCTTGAGATTAAGCATCTGTTCTTTCGTTGCCGTGAATTCGTATTTTTCCACGCCTTTATTGATTCGAGCCGTGCATTTGCCAGGTTCTTCCGAATAAGTAATAATCCAGCCTGCTTCACGCAATCGCTTCGTCATGGCACTTCCCCAGATGGTTATGTTGCCATTCACGATATAGAGCGATTTCATGGCTTCCATTGGCGCCATGCCCATCTCTCTGCCCGCCTGAATCTTCACAAAGGCCTGATGAACATTCTGTACATCTTTCCCGAAACATCCCGCTTTGTGGAATTGATTAGCAATATCCAGGGCCTGTTGTAGATAAGTTTGTGAAAAAAACTGATCTACATTTTGTTTTTGTATTACAATTTCTTTTTTTTCTTCCATATTTTTAAAATTAAAAAATAATTAGATTACTCATTTCAACAATCAGGGCAGATAAATTCACCACCTTGCTTGACTTCTGCTGGTTCATCCTCGTAATCATATGATTGCTGACAACATGTGCATTTTTTTGTGTTCATATATTTGATATTATGTAATAAGAACAGCATAATTATAGTTTAGTTTATAATTGAAGTCAAGGGGCAATTATAGTTTTCTTTATAAGAATGCTTGCATTAAACTGTAATTGTGTTATCATCAAAAATATCATTAACCCATATAAAAATGCTTAATCTATGTCAACGTGATCCGAAGTGGGCCTCTGCATCCCTGGGTAATTCACCCTATCAAATAGGTAGATATGGCTGTACTATTACCTGCTTATCCATGCTCACCGATTATTTTACAAAATTCGACGGCTCATGGAAGAGTCCGGATCAGCTCGGACAGAAATTAGATTTCACTGCTGATGGATTGATTATCTGGGGTTCTCTATCGAAGGCGACACAATTTCGTCTCGAAAAAAGATTATATGGCGAAAATGATCCAGAGATAGACATTTCGTTGCAAGACCCGAAAAAAGCCGTCATCCTAGAAGTAGATCATTATCACTGGGTTGTTGCCATTGGCAAGAATTGGTTTGGACGATATAAGATTATAGACCCATGGTTTGGCGATAGAGCTTCGATTACTCGGTATCATGCAATCACTGGAAGCGCACATATGATTTTGAATTGAATTTAATTCAAAAAAACCGCCTTTCAATCGGCGGCTTTTTTGATTTTCTCCTTTTCCTATGTAATTAAATTATATTCTTCATTTATAATTTGTCCAACATTTTTGAATTATTTTCCGTAGTAGAATTGCTTGACTGCTACAAGCCAACTTTCTGGCGCGCTGTTGCCAGTCCAGATAACTGCCTGCTGATAAGTAGGGAATCCCCCGTAAAACTTCTGCCAGACCCTTTTAAATTCGTCATAGCTGTCTTTCTTTGATTTATATTGCATGTCTTTGCCGTTATGACGAATTCCGAAACAATTGAAATACTTTTTACCTAGTCCTTTTGTACAATCCTGGGTTTCAGCCATTGCTACGGCATAGGCTAATTTATTGATATCAAACTGGGCATCTCGCCCTGTCTTTGCAAAGTTTTGCATAGTTTTAGCCGTTGCCCCTATCTTTGGGCCGGCACTAGAAAAGACGATACAGTTTGTTCAGCGTTCTTCTTATCTTCTTGAGCTTTCAATACGACTGGCTGATATTTCTGGATCTGGATATTTGCTTCAGCCCATTGTTTAGCCGCTTCATTGATTTTCTGTTCTATCTGAGCTTGTGGATTTGATGCCTGAGTGTTTCCTGAAAATAGAGGCACAAAGAATGACCCCAGCATAATAGCTGAGACAAAGATTATCACCGCTACCTTCACTACCTTCCATAGTAATTGTTTTTCCATATAACATTTTGTTTTTAGGTTATTTTTGTTTTATGTAAAGCCTTTCGGCGATTGTTGCTATACCCAATGATACATGTTCTAATGATAAAAGTCAAGAGGCTAAAATAGATTTTCTTGCCTAAGTCGCTCAGTTCCAATTTTGCAATATTTTTCGTTTATCTCAAATCCTATAAAGTTTCTACCCATGTCTTTACAAGCTCTAGCAGTTGTCCAACTTCCCATAAAGGGGTCGCAGATTAAATCGCCCTCTTTACTGCTTTTTTGCATTAAAAATTCTATGATTTGTAGAGGTTTTTCGGTCGGATGTTTTAAATTTTCACCCCTGGGGTAATTCAAGACGTTTACAGCCCTGTTTCCGCTTAGAATCCTCCTTTTTAAATTCCATTAGATTCGTTGGGTTCATTTTGTTGCTCATTTTTCTTCTTTCGACCGCCTCTTGCCCCATAATATCGGGCAGAGTAGCAAGTAAGAATCTTCATAATATCTTCAGCTAACTCCTCTTCGTATTTCTTTTCTTTAATTTCTACTACTTCAACAATAATCTCTAAATTTCTAAAAATTGCGTCCAAGTATTCATATCCAAATCTTGCCAGCCTATCTTTATATTCAATTAAAACCCGTTCAACTTTTCCCTCAAAACACATCTTAATCAGTTTATGTATGCCTTTGCGTTTCTCGTTTATTCCGCTTGCTATTTCGTCTATCATCAAATACTTGTATCCCTTTTCTTCAGCGTGTTTTCTTAGTCTGTCTTTTTGCCTTTCCAAGTTTTCTTTCTGTTTGGCGGTAGAACATCTGGCATAAATTACTGTTAGGCGTTCTTGTTTTTCTTTCTTGACTCCCATATAAGCATCAAGGTCATCTTCTCTGAATCTTCTGTGTTCACCGCTTGTTTTGAAAGAATTTAATTTGCCGTTATTCGCCAGTGTCTTTAACGAATTTATGCTTATGCCGAGATATTTACTCGCTTCGGTTATTTTGTATATTTTCATAAGGTTTGGCGTTTAACGCTTTCAATATAGCTATAATTTTGTTTGTTTTCTCTTTTTCAAAAACTTTATCCCTCTCATTTAACGCCTCCATTAACTCTGGTTTTGTAAATTCGTTCCGACAATTTTCACAAAAATACTTAAATGATACTGGATAATCTCGGCTTTTATCTCCGTCCATTATAGGCACATAACTTTTGCCATATTTAGTGTCTGCGAAACCCATTCCATAAGCGATTGATTTTATTTCTGGTTCTCCATCAATCCTTTCTTCCTTTACATTGTCAAAATTAGTTGTTTTACAATGTGGGCAAAAGAAATACTCTGGTTTTTTAAGAGAAAAACAAATACCTTTGTCAGCTAAACGCCCTACAATCTTTCCGTTAATATCATCAAAGGAGATGCTGACTTTTCCAAAGTAATTTATTGGTTCTAGTAGTTTATTCATATTATTTATCTTTTAATTTATTAACAACTTCCTTAGCACTGACTCTCCTACTTTTAACCGCCAGCAAATCCTGTTCCACCGTATCCATAATCTTCTGTAATTCCTTTATGGATATGACCCTTTCTAAGGGCTCGAAGAAGTAAACTTTTTCTCCTTCAACCTCATAATACTCTTTTGTTATTTTTGTTATCTTCATATCAATTATAGGTTATTTAATAATAAAAAGCAAGTGTTTTTAACCGATTTCTGTGGATATTGTAGGGTTTTTGTAAGCAGTTACTACCTCCTGCCTTTGTGAGCATAGATTATGTATTCAGTTTTATTGCCATAATCACCCTCTAAATCTCCACTCGTGTGATTATTTTTGACCCAAACAAGCATTCTTTTCAACACAAATCCAGCATTTTTTAAGTATAGTCTTAAATCCCCAATAGTATATTCATTACAAAAAATATAGGTGTGGGAATTATCTTTTAAGATTCTATAAATAGATTTACAAAATGGTTCTATCCATTCAAGATTGTCGTCATTTTCTATTTTATCAAATTTATCAGTCCTCCAGGAGGACTGATAGTTCATTCCATACGGTGGATCTGTTAAAACGAGATCGATACTGTCATTAGGAATCGATTTCATTCCCTCTAAGCAATCTCCACAAATAATCTCGTTTATACATTCTTTCCAACTTTTTATATCTTTCAAGTGCTTCATAGTATTGATTTAATTAGTTTGAGCATGGGCTAAAATATTTAATTTGGTGTGAAGAAGGAGAGTTTAACTCCTATATTTGCTGCAGCAGTGTTCTACCATTGAACTATCTTCACCTCGTTAGAAAACTAGGAGGGGCTGGCAAGGATTTGCGCGAAGGACGAGAGTACTTGGAGCCGTTTACGCCCTACTACGGCTCGTTTTTTTTCTCACGAATAGTCACCTTGCAAATCTATAATTTTACCCATAGACAGGCCTTTCTTGTGCGTTTACTATTCCGCCACAGCCCCTCTTAATCTTCTAGTTGTTAAAGTGCGAAAGGATAATAGGAATTAGGATGAACGTGTCCCTATCATCCTTGGCCGTTTCTTTGAGTGAATCCTTCTGTCTGCTGTGGATTCAAAGTCATCTTCGCCATTCTTTACCACTGCCCATTTTACTCCTTTTCTTCGTTTCTCATCTGGATATTTTTGAGAACAATCCATGCAAAAGTTCATGCGAGTACCAGTTTTCCCGAGATAACAAATGTAAACTTCCCCAGCTTTCATTTTGTAGCTACATAAGTCACAGGTTTTCATCCAATCTTTTTTCATAGTTTTAGTTATTCCGTTGCCCCTTAGCGGTGAAATATGGGGCTAATTTGGCCTTCTCTATTAATTTCTCGGCTTTTTTAAAAGTTCTTTCTTTTTACCGTCCTCTTTTGAAACGTCTAGGCCTGTGATTTCTTTAAAATCTTCTGCTATGAACTCTGGAAGAGATTTGATATAATCAATTGCAACTTTAGGCATATCTAGCCATGAATCATTCCAGTTTTTGTAGGTCAATTCAAAAAGATTTATTTTGTTCCATTCGTTGCCAGCTTTCATATAAAGTTCAAAAGCGTTTGTTTGATTTGGTCTCCATCCATTTAAAAGTGAATAGATTTTGCTATTTATTTCTTCGAATCTATATTCAGAAACCTTGGTACGGAAAATAAGGAATTTATCCCCCTTAACATTAAGCGTAAAAATAGATCTACTTACAGCTTTGCAGTTTTTACCTCCTAGCAAACTGTAGCAGCCACCGCAGCCTTCGCAGCCACCGCAG